CATTGCACACACCATTGCACACACCATTGCACACACCATTGCACACACCATTGCACACACCATTGCACACACCATTGCACACACCATTGCAGACAATAATGCACCTATCGACACAGGCAATAGTGTGTGCAATGTTGTGTGCAATAGTGCATATACCTATCTACACCACAACAGTGTGACAAAGCTGCAACAGTTGCTGACTGACAACAGTGTTGCAAAGTTGCCACAGAGTTGCAAAAATATCACAGAGTGTGCGTGTGTGTGCAATGGTGGTTATATTACCATATAAAGATATGTTTATATATTGATAAAGCGTTGAGCGTAAAAGCTAGTGACTATTTAATGAGCAGTGCTTAAATAATAGGCAAATGCCGTGTAACGCGTTTTAAGCGCCGTACAGAAGTATCTATGCTTTTCCTATAGTAGGGTATACCAGGTATCAAAGACGGGCACTCACGCCTCACGACAGTGCGTGAACAAAGCAGGAACAAAGCAGTAACTCTAGAATTATAGAGATTGGAACAAAGGGTAAACACCTTAGCTGTCAAATGCATAGAACGCATAGCAGCTATGCAAAAATAACAATGGACAATGTTTTGCATTGTGCTATTTTCTAACCATCGAAACCAAGAACGGAGTATTCAAAATGTTTAAACGCGCAGCACTAAACGATGGAACCAAGGGATACCGCTATAGTTGGGGATTAACCCGGAAACGAAGCGTGAAGAAGCGCTACGGCGTCGCCAGCGGTAAGACAATGTTCGCCGTACATACCGGGCTGCGCAGCCTGTACATTGAAAAGAAAAGGCCGGCAAAGATACTTTGGAATTTTGCCGCCGGGTAACATTCTGAAACAGGCGGGTCTAGGCGCTCGCCTGTTTTGGTATGCTACTAGGGAGATTAAACATGAACGCTATAGACTTAACAGCGTGCGACAGTTGTCGAAACGTATTTGACCCGTTAACTACTAAACACGATATAGTGTCGGACAAGTACGGCGTAACCTATTGGCTGTGCGACATTTGTCTGCACGGCCATAGCGCCGCACAGTTGCAAGAGCTAGTGGGAAGAGGAGATTAAACCTATGAATAGCCTGTACATAGACGGGAAGCGCACGCTCTACGAAATAGGACGCGACGAGGGCGACGCAGCGCGCAACGGGTTCGCGGTAGTGTTCATCAAAGGCGCGTCTATAACCGGTCGCCTATGCCGCACAGGGCGCGTGTTCCTGCCCGCTGACATGGTGATGCGTGGCGGGACGTGTAAAGCCAACGGCAAGACCTACAGCATTAGGAGCGATTGACCTGTGCAAGAATTTATGATAGGAGTAGCGCTAACCGTTACAGTGTTGTTTATAACCTGGGCATATACAGGAGCAAAATTCGCATGTTAGTAAAAGACGCCAAGCTATTGGGAAAAATCAGCACGGGCAATAGCAAGATGCCTGGCACCACCTACGCCGTGGATGCCTTTGCCTGTATCACGGGAAGCAAACTAGCCAAGCAAGAGGGCACGCCGTGCCATGCCTGCTACGCCAGGAAACTGCAAAAGCTGCGACCATCTGTAGATCAAGGCTGGAAATCTAACCTTAGAAAATGGCAAGAGGCGGAGCCCGCCCATTGGGAACGCGCCATGGTTTTACAGATAAAACGCTATAACAAAGACGGCTACCATAGATGGTTCGACAGTGGAGACTTGCAATCTCTCCAGATGTTAAAGTCCATAGCGCAAGTGTGTAAGCAGACGCCAGAAATCAAGCACTGGCTACCTACGCAAGAGCGTGGCTTGGTGATTAAATTTAAAAGGGAACACGCTGTACCAGACAACCTAGCCATTAGAGTATCCGCTGCGCGTTTAAACGGCGATAAACCGGCAAAGGCTCCACTGGCCAGCCAGGTATTTACCAAGCACCACAAGCCAAGAGGTTACGAGTGCAGGGCCCGGACACGTAACAACTCTTGCGGACCCTGTAGAGCGTGCTGGGACAAATCCATAGAGCTAATCAGCTATCCGAAACACTAGGGGATAGGGAGCAACCTACCACATGACGCACGAGCCTAAGCAATGCCTCTGCACGTATTCGCGCTACCGCAACGCGACCGGCGCGCTGGAATATCTCTACACCAGCAACGGGCAAGACCAGCTATATTGCCACAGCTGTGGCTTGGCAGTGTCTCGCCCAGCGCCGCGATCGGAACTGCTAACGCCGCAGCTGAAGCTGGAAGAACGCTACGGAGAGTGACAAATATGCAACACATCTGTGAAAAAGACAAAGCCATCTCTGAAAAACTAAAGCCATCTCTGAAAAAACTATAGACTTTGAAAAAAAATAGTGTATAATATCACTATAGAGAACACTATAGAGAACACTATAGAGAGCACTATAGGGATCACTATAGAGAGCACTATAAAGAGTTCTATAATATCACTATAGAGAACACTATAGAGAGACGCACAAACACCATGTCAGCTTGGGAATACGTGTTCTGGTTCTTACTATCAGCCTCTACCGGGGCGTTGTTTGTCCACGGTCTAAGCGCCGTGTTTCCCATATGCCCTGCGATTAACTAAAGGTAGTTTATAAAACATGGTAGAAAATTCTAAAACTAGGCAGATTATACACGCTTCTGAGCAACTGGACCTGGCAGCTAACGAGTTAAAGCGCCTATCTGAGCGCCACAAAATAGCCGCTGAGTTTTACAAGGCGCAACACCAGCTTATGTTGTCTAGGATATCCAAAGACTGCGTAGAGGAATTTAACAAGCTATATGGAGATACAGATAAATGAGATGCGCTATATGTGACGCTCGCCTACCGCAAGGGCAGAGGATAGACGTTGATATATGCTCCACCTGCTCGCACGAGATACGCCTATCACTAGGCATGGGCGATCCCCTGGAGGAGTTGTCTAACCTGTTCCCGCCCCGTGCTGAAATTGACAAGGACGCTGAATTTTGATAGGATATATATTAGCACTAACAGAAAGGGTAGAGAATGAAGTATAAATGGTCACACGACGAAGACATTTCACTATCGGAGTATATTAGGCGGTTGGCACCTATGGTTTCAGAACCTTGCACTAGTATGTGGGAATGGGAAGGCGACATGTTGTTATCAGACTACCGCCTGCTTAACGAAGCTGGGCGACGCTTAACCAATCTAGTATCCATGCTAGACAATGCAGAGCCTAAGCTTAAAGTAGTAGAGGGAGGAGCCGCAGGAGATGTGGAGGAGGAGAGCTAACGCCATCGCTCGTGATCTTAGAAAACCTAAGTATCGGGCAAGGGTTGTTAAATCGCGTAAGGTATATAACAGGAAGCGGGAAAGGGAACTTAACAAATGCAGAGAAACGAATGCCTAGAACAGGCCATGGACATTATCAACGGTGAAAGGGCCGTTGACTATGGCACCGCCTTGATAAACCATAGGCGCATAGCGCATTTATGGGGCGCATATGGCGGGCGCGTGATTACAAAAGAGGATACTCTTGGGCGCATGTTTACACCGGTGGACGTTGCCATGATGATGTTGCTTGTTAAGGTAGCCAGGACTATGGAGCACAGCAAGGACGATAGCTTTGTAGACATGTGCGGATACGCCGCTATTGCCTGTGAAATGTCTGAAAATGCGTAGGAAAATTTTCCCCAGCGAATACGGGAACGCCATAGCAATGGAATATCTCAGGTTTTTAGTATCTGACGAATACATCCCGGAGGAGACTGCCCGCTTTTTCCTAAATATGTCTTATATAAACCAGAAGCCGCTGCACTTTTTCATGGCCGAGGCTTTGGTAGATTACCAGATATACCTAAGCCAGGAGCCTGACGAAGACCAAGAGGAGAGCATACACTAGCATGGAAAATTCCAAAGCCGTGAAGACGCACTTGCCCTGTCACTTGTGCGGTTCAAGCGATGCCGGGGCGTTATACGACGACGGTCACTTCTACTGTTTCTCCTGCAACGGGTACGATAAAGGTATGGAAAATACAGAATCGGTAGTTCAAATGGACAGCTACAAAGCGGTTGCTAAAAAGCCCAAAGATGTTAGGTGGTCTGACCGCAACATCTCCAACGCTGTGCGCGACTATTACGAAGTGTCCGCTAACGATGCACAGGTGCGCTTCCCCTACTACGATACAGCTGGGGTGCGTAAAGCAGTGAAGGTCAGGTCAGAGAATAAAGAGTTCAGCACCGAGGGAGACTTCAAGGACTGCGTCTTGTTTGGCATGCACACCTTGAACAAGGCAGTACCTGGAAACGCCAAGTCCAGCACGTTAATAGTTACAGAAGGCGAAGCCGACGCCTTAGCTGCTTTCCAAATGGCCAATAGTATCTCGCCCAAGGCCGAGACCATAACTCGCAGAGTTAACGCCGTGGTCCCTGTGGTGAGTATTAAAAACGGAGCGGCCAGTGCCGAGCGTGATTTTAAAAACCACTTAGAGTTTTTAGAACGCTTTGACCGGATATTCATATGCTTTGACGCTGATACAGCGGGGGAGAAGCCGGTGGAGCGCTGCGCCAAGCTTCTAAGCCCTGGCAAAGCCTATATAGTGCGTATGCAGTATAAAGACCCGTGCGAGTATACGCAGCGAGGCATGGGCGAAAGTTTCGTAGCTCATCTTAAAGACGCCATGTGCTATACCCCGGCTGGTATATGCAACGCCGCTTTAAACTTCGACGGTTTATGGTCTGAGCAGAACCTGTCCAGCGTAGACTTTCCCTGGGATAAGCTACAGAGCAAGACCATGGGAACCAGGTCCAGGGAGATAGTCACTTGGGCAGCTGGTACAGGGGTAGGTAAGAGCAGTATCTTGCGAGAGCTACAGCACTATTACTTGAAAAATACAAAGTCTAACATAGGTATCATAGCCTTGGAAGAGTCTGTTGACCGTACACGTAGAGGTATCTTAGCTGTAGAAGCAAGTAAAAAACTACACCTTAATGAAGTATTTGCAGAGTATTCTAAAGAACAGATTAAGAAATACTTTGACAATACTTTGGGAACAGGCAGAGTGTTTATCTACGACCACTTTGGCAGTTTGGAGATGGAAGACCTACTAAACCGGGTCAGGTACATGGTGCAGGGTTTGGACTGTAGCATAATTTTCATCGATCATCTTAGCATATTGGTAAGCGGTCTGGACATAGTGGATGAACGCAAAGCCATAGACCGTACAATGACCATGCTTAGACAGGTCACTGAGGAGACAGGCTGTTCCATACACTTGGTCACGCACCTGCGTAGGCTTAGCTCTGACCGTTCGCACGAGGAGGGTAACGAGGTGAACCTAGGCCATCTTAGAGGCAGTCACGGGATAGCGCAGATAAGCGATAGCGTGGTTAGCCTAGAGCGTAACACGCAGAGCGAAGACCCTGTAGAGTGCAACACCACCACGCTTAGGGTTTTAAAATGCCGCTATACCGGCGATGTAGGAATAGCTGATAAACTGTTCTATGATAAAACAACAGGTCGCATGTCGGTTGTTAAGGAGGAGTTCTAAATGTCAGGTATAGGTACTTTCACTTATAAGCCCCGCACCAAGGAACGGCGCAGGCGCAGATGCCCACCGTTTAACCATGTTAAAAACATTAGTAAACGCTCTTGCCATAAGGGGCAGAAAAAGAGAAACAGGGGGCAGGGTAAATGATACAGGTTGCCATGGTGGACCGTATGGGTAGTGACTTGTCAGTTGTCAACGCTGCCAGGGTCAGCTTCTCCAAGGTTAAAAAACATCTAGACAAGTCTGATGAAAGATTGATAAAATACCTGGCAAAGCACAATCACTGGTCACCCTTTGCCCATACCTCTGCACAGTTTCGCGTAAAGGCTCCGGTGTTTGTAGCCAGGCAATTGGCCAAGCACCAAGTAGGACTAGTATGGAACGAGGTATCGCGCAGATACGTGTCTGACGATCCCACGGTTTGGAAACCAGAGCACGGGTGGAGGAAAGAGGCAAAGGATAAAAAACAAGGTAGCTCTGAGGAATTGGTAAGTAGCCAGAAAATCGTAGGACATATCTATAGCGATGCTTCCAGACACGCCCTAGACGCTTATAAAGAACTTATCAGGTTACAGGTATGTCCAGAACAGGCCAGAGCAGTGCTCCCCCTAGCGTTCTTCACCGAGTGGTACTGGACCGGCTCTGTCTACGCCTTTAGCAGGGTGTGTAATCTACGCCTTGCCAAGGACGCGCAGCTGGAAACTAGACAAGTGGTAGACCAGATAAGTGAGCGGTTGAAGATAGACTTTCCCATCAGCTGGAAGGCTTTGACAAGTCGAAAACCCATTAGCTGGAAGGCTTTGACAAATTGAAAGCAGTTATAGACATAGAAACAGATAGCCTGGAACCCACGGTTATATACTGCGCCTGTGTTAAGCAAGTAGGTGTGGAGGAGGTTAAGACGTTTACCTCGCCCAAGGGTTTAGAGACATATCTAAATTGCTTTGATAAAGTAATAGCCCATAACGGAATAGGCTTTGACTTCCCCGCTCTGGCTAAGCTGTGGGATGTTAGGATACCGCTTAGCAAGATGCACGATACACTGGTAATGTCCATGATGGAAGACCCTGCCAGAGAAGGCGGGCATAGTTTAAAGGCTTGGGGAGATAGGATAGGATTTTCCAAGCTAGAGTATCAAGGCGACTTTTCCCAATTGACCAATGATCTAGTACACTACTGTAAGCAAGACGTTAGAGTATGCGAGAAGGTTTATCTCTGGCTCTTACTTGCCATGGAAGAGTTTTCTCACAAGTCTGTGGAAGACGAGCATCGTATGCGAGTAGTAGCTGATAGAGTTAGCAGCGCTGGTTTTAAACTCAACCGGGACAAGACCGTGGCTCTGTTTAACCAACTTATAAACGAGCAAGACAGGATCAGCGTGGAGTGTAGCAACCTATTCCCTGACCAGGTTATAGAGCGCTTCTCGGAAAAGACCGGTAAACGGTTGAGGGATAAGGTAGTGGAGTTCAACCCGGCGTCTAGGAAACAGATAGGGGAACGTCTTATAGAACTAGGGTGGAAGCCAAAGGTGTTTACCGATACCGGTTTACCAAAAGTAGACGAGACAACCCTGTCCTTGTGTGATTTAGAAGTGGCTAAGAAACTAGCTCGGTACTTTCTCCTACAGAAACGTACCAGCCAGATTAAATCCTGGCTAGAGCTATGCTCTGACGATGATAGAGTACATTGCCAGTACCGCACCTTGGGAGCTATTACAAATCGCATGAGCAGTATCAAGCCTAATCTACAACAGGTTCCCTCTGTAAGGGTAGAGTACGGGGAAGAGTGTAGATCGGTTTGGGAAGCTAGCCCTGGTAAGAAACTTATAGATACAGACGCTGCCGGGCTGGAGCTTAGGGTACTTGCCCACTATATGAAGGATGATAAATTTACCAAGGAAGTATTACACGGCGATATCCACACTGCTAATCAGAAGATGGCCGGGTTAAGCACCAGAGCACAGGCCAAGACATTTATCTACGCGCTCTTGTACGGCGCTGGCGATGCTAAGATAGGCTCTGTAGTGGGCGGTACTTCCAAGGACGGGGCCACGCTTAGGAGCAGGTTCCTGTCCAGCCTACCCTCCTATAAACGCCTATCAGACGCTGTACAGCGCAAGGGAGCGGGGGAAGGTAAGCTGAGAGCCATAGACGGTAGGGTTTTAAGAGTGAGGCACCCTCACGCTTCGCTAAACACCCTTATCCAAGGATCATCAGCTGTGCTTATGAAAAAGTGGTTTATGTATGTAGATCATCACCTTAGAAAACGTAAGCTGGATGCTAAGATAGTTGCCATGGTACATGACGAATTAGTTTTAGAATCCTGCGAAAAAGATGTTGACGAAGCTAGCAAATGTGTTATAATATCTATATCACAAGTTAACAAATCCTACGATTTACGCTGCAAGTTAGACTGTGATATACAAACTGGTAACAACTGGAGCGAGATACACTAAAATGGCTAACACTTATTCATATCTAGAAGGCGTAATGTACTATCCTTTTCTTTTCCAAAGCAAGGATAAGTTTGACCGATACTCTGTTGCCCTTGGCCTTGAAGGAGACCAGGTTAAGCAGGCTAGGAAGCTGGGGCTAAACGTCAAACAGGACGAGGATAAGTACGACGGCATGGCCTATGTCCATTTGAAGAGCAATTATAAACCGGACCTGTACAACGGTGACGGTACTACCTATAGCGGTCCTACCATGCTAAGCAACGGCTCTAAGGCGGTTGTGAAGCTTAGCCAGCGGCCTTATAGTAACAAGTTTGGTGAAGGCATTACCACGTTTATCAACGCCGTTAAGATCACAGACCCTGTAGAGTACATACCGCACAGTGATGGTATGGAGTTTAGCGACGGCTCTGTGGATCAGTTTGACAGAGGTGATGAGGCTCCTTTTTAGACATGCCAGCACCGGCTTACGGACACTGGGACACTAGTCTGGTAGGCAAATTTAACCCGGACGAGCACCTGGGTTTTGTCTACCAGATTACCCACCTGGAAACTGGTAAAAGCTATATAGGGTGTAAGCACCTTTGGAAATTTAAAAAGCGTAAAAAAGTTAAAGCTAGCGAGTGGAAATACTACTGCTCTAGCTCCAACTACCTAAAGCCTGATATTAAAAAATACGGTAAGAAAGCTTTTAGCTTTGTCATACTTATGCTGTGTCCTAACAAGCGGGACTTGTACTATAACGAGACTAAGCTACAGATGGAACTAGGCGTGTTGGAAAGCCACGACTACTACAACGCTAACGTAGGCGGTATGCGTTTCTATAGACCGGTTAGTAGTTATCTAACAATGGACGTTCGCAGAGGCGTTAAACACCCTGCTTATAGAGGGAACTTTTACATACTATACGAAAACGGTATAGAGGAACTTGTAGAAGACAAAACTGTTAAGCAGTGGTGTAAGGACAATAACTATGGAGCCACTGGTCTTTTTGATCTAAGGAGCGGAAGAATAAAAAGACATAAGAATATAATTAGCATGGAGTATCAAAGTGAAAGAACCTAGCAAGAGCATAGATACACTTGTAGATGATATCTACCAGCTGATAAGCGAGGGAACTAAGAAGCCTAATCAAGAAGCTTTGTTTGGACTAGCCTCCACTGTTATGGATTCTGTCCGTAGACAGTTATGGGTTAGTGCTTCTGATCGTAAAGGCGGAGCACTTCGCATGTCTAACATAGGCAAGCCCTGTACCAGATCACTTTGGTATGATATCAAAGGCGACGATAACGCTGAGCAGCTACGGCCAGAAACCAAGCTAAAGTTTATGATGGGGGATATAGTAGAGGCGTTGCTTTTATACTTAGCTAAAGAAGCTGGTCACAAGGTTACAGAGCAACAGGCAGAGGTAGAGATCGACGGTATCAAGGGACACATAGACGCTGTAATAGACGGTGAGCTTACCGATGTTAAGTCTTCTAGCTCTTACGGTATGCGTAAGTTTAAAAACGGTACGCTGCCTTCAGACGATCCGTTTGGTTATATAGATCAGATCAGCGGTTACGGTAATGCTCTTAATAAGAAGCAGGGAACCTTTCTAGTCTTTGATAAGAGCAGTGGTGAGTTAGCCACGTATACTCATAAAAATCTTTCCAACACTTATGAAAGAATTGCAAAGGTTAAGAAGGATACTTCTTCCAAGCTACCTCCTGAACGTGCCTTTGCACCTGTGGATGATAAAAAATCCGGTGGTAAAAAACTGAATGTAAACTGCTCCTATTGTTCTCATAAAGAGACTTGCTGGAAAGACCCTGGTTTAGATATTAAGTTCAGGTCAGGCAGGCCGGTGTTTCTTTTAAAAGGCACGGTCAATAGTGAAGGAGAGAACAATGCCAGCCGTTCTTTCTGACGAACAACTTTTAGATATATCGTTGGCTTACAGTAGTGAGGAGATTCTGGAGATATTAGATATACAGACTTTGGAACTTGCGGACTTATTAAAAGAACGCATACTAGAAAACATTTTAGAGTTTAACCTTAGACCAGTGGATTGTAACGCTTATGATTTATAGATCAAACGAAAACCCCATGTTCCGTTCCAAGTTTAGCGAGGATATTTTTAAGCAAAAGTATTCACACCAAGGGTGTTATACATGGCCTGACCTTGCCAAAACTTTGGTAGAAGATGTATGCGGAGGTATATTAAAAGACGATGAAGTATCAGAGCTTGTACAAATTATAACTGATCTTAAATTTATACCTGGCGGTCGCTATCTCTATTACGCCGGTAGACCTAATAAGTTCTTTAACAACTGCTTCTTGTTAAAAGCAGAGGAAGATTCCAGAGAAGATTGGGCTAACCTTAGTTGGAAAGCAGAGTCTTGTCTAATGACCGGGGGTGGTATAGGGGTTGACTATTCTATCTATAGGCCGGAAGGTTCTGGACTTAGTAAGACAGGCGGTTTGGCCAGCGGTCCTATACCTAAGATGCAGATGTTGAACGAAATTGGCCGTAGGGTTATGCAAGGGGGTAGTCGCAGGTCAGCTATATACGCCAGCTTGAACTGGAAACATAGAGATGTTGAAAAATTTTTAAACTGTAAGAACTGGTACGATATGCCGGTAGGCAGTACCGGGTTCAGCATAGGACAGGTTAAGGAGCAAGACTTTAACTTTAGCGCCCCTATGGATATGACAAATATAAGCGTAAACTACGATACAGAATGGTTACTTAACTACTGGGACACAGGAGATGTAGGAGATGTCTTTCGGACTAATATACGTCAAGCTCTTAGAACAGCAGAACCAGGCTTCAGCTTCAACTTTTTCGATCAAGAGCAAGACACGCTTAGAAACGCCTGTACCGAGGTTACTTCTGCCGATGATAGCGATGTTTGTAATCTTGGGTCTATTAACATGGGCCGTATTAGTGATATTAAAGACTTTGCAGATATAGTCGCCTTAGCCACTAAGTTTTTAATATGCGGTACTAAAAAGGCTAAGCTACCTTATGATAAAGTATACACCGTAAGAGAAAAGAACCGTAGACTAGGCTTAGGGTTAATGGGTATGCACGAGTGGCTTCTGGCAAGGGGCAGTAAGTATGAAGTTACCGAGGAGCTTCACCAGTGGCTTTCTGTATATAAGGGAGTATCTGATTCTGTTAGTGCTAGCACCGCTGATTCTCTTAGTATTTCCCGGCCTGTTGCTAACAGGGCTATTGCTCCTACGGGTAGTATTGGTATTTTGGCTGGTACTTCTACAGGCGTGGAACCTATTTTTGCAGTGGCGTATAAGAGGAGGTATCTTAAAAACGGAACTAAGTGGCATTATCAATACGTGGTGGACAGCGCTGCTCAGGAAATTATAGACCTATATGGGGTAGAGCCTGATAGCATAGAGTCGGCCTTGGATTTAGCCCAAGACTATAAACGCAGGATGAAGTTTCAAGCAGATGTACAAGACTACGTGGACATGTCTATTAGCAGCACTATTAACCTACCACCGTGGGGTAGTAAGTACAATAACGAAGACACTGTTGATAACTTTACCTCTTCTCTTGCCAGCTATGCCCACAGGCTGCGCGGTTTTACCGTGTACCCTGACGGCTGTAGAGGTGGGCAACCACTTAGCAGTGTGCCTTACAGTGAAGCTGTGAATAAACTAGGAGAAGTGTTTGAAGAAGGGGTAGAGACTCACGATATCTGCGATATCACAGGTCACGGGGGTAGCTGCGGAGTATGATAACTTTTAAAGAAAGTTTTTGAACATGTACGGACAAGTTTGGTATTCGGGCTCTACAGTTCCTGATCTTGACAAAGATTTTCAACGTGCTGTTATATCCCTGTGTGATAATCTAGAGGAAGAAAGAGGCGGTATAGGCGAGGGAAAGGGTAAGTACGATAAAAACATACGCTCCAACTCTGTCTATGGCATAGGCAATTCTGATTTTAAAACCCTGGTGTTTGAATGGACTAAGAAAGCTAATCAGGAAGCCGACTGGAACTTCGACATATCAGATATACAGGACTTACAGCTTAGCAAGTATAGAGAGGGGGATAAGTATAGCTGGCACTTGGATTTACAACATACTAATCCCATGCGTAAGCTAACCTACAACGTGGTTTTAAACAATGACTTTGAAGGGGGAGAGTTTCAGTTTAGTTGGGGTTCACCCTCCGCCCCGTATAAGAAGCGGATAAAGCCAGAGCCACAGCTTAACATACCAGGTCGCATGGTAGTGTTCCCCTCTTACTACTACCATAGAATCACCCCTGTAACTTCCGGTGTTCGATATAGCTTAACCGGGTGGGTCACGGGTGATCCTTTCAAGTGAGAAGAATCATAGCAGAGGTAAGCGGTTATGACAAAAACTGAGATAATAGTGTGTCTTTTGGGCATAGCGATGATTGTTGTTTACTCTGTGTTTTAAACCTTTACCTACCACCCCATAGCCATCCTTGTCTCTATGGGTACTTTGTCCATTGTAAAGGGAGGGTCAAAGGTAGTTACTACTTCGCAGTGCATTGCGTTTGTATACTTCATCCCGGCAGAATATATGTCCTCTATAATTGAATCTGCAAAGGGGCAAAACGCGCTGGTCAGGGTATGTGTGATTTTTACCTCTAGCTCTTTATGGTCTATCTCTATGTTGTAAATCAATCCCAGGTCATATATGTTGATTGATATTTCAGGATCGAATACCCTTTTTAAGTTTCCCACAACTATATCTATATCAATTTTCATTGTTCACCAAAGCTCTCGTAGCTCAACAGGATAGAGCAATAGACTTCTAATCTATAGGTTGTAGGTTCAAATCCTACCGAGAGCGCCAGAAAAGAGAAGTGAAGAAAATGACTGGAGATTACGTTGTAGTAACTTGTGTTTCATCTTATCGTATGCGCTATGTGATGCACAAAGATGATCTGCAAAAGTTAAATCCAGATCAATTGTGTAACCCTGTTGAATGGGCAAAGGATACTGTTACCTGTGAAGAGTGTAGCGAGTTTTCTGAAGAACACGTGGGCGAGTATGTAGTAGATACGGCTACCCTTAACGAGCAGCAGGTTATTGACTTGTTTGATAAGGAAAACGACTATCTAAAAAAATGGTCTAGGGAGAAAAAAATTAACTGGGTTAGGACGCAGATAACAGCCCCTTATTCAACAGGTTGAACAGGTCAGGGCCGTACTTATCAACAGCTGATTTTCGGATGATGTATTCGCCGCCGTGGGCTGTTATGTCTTTCGGACCGGAGCCGGAGAGTAAGCCGCCCAGGGCATAATCATCATCGCCAGCGTCACCGTCGTCGCCGCCTGAATCGCCGCCGCCTCCGCCTGAATCGCCTGACCCGTCGTCGTCATCGCCGCTGTCTGAATCTGGATCGCCTACCGCCTCGCTATCTTCCCCCACTCCTCCGCCGGGATCACCGGGCGAACCTCCGGCGGGCGCACCGTCTCCTGATGCGGATGCCGGGTCTGTTAGTGCCTCTGTGTTAGCCATAGAAATAGCAGCCTGCGTTGCGGTTGGGGGGCCGGTAACTTCAGTTGTATCGTCTAAACCCGGCGGGCCTCCTAGACCGCCTAACGTGCCCGTTGGATCAATGCCCCATGCATCAAGTGCAGTCGTGTCTACATCGTCGTCTTCGCCAAAAAAGTAGTCGTAGCCACGCGCCACTGTGAACGGGATCGACAAGAGTGAAAACGGTGGGAAGGCAAGACCCAACGCTGTGAAAAGCGCGCTTGCCATGTTGAAAGACAAGGGGCCTACCTCTTCCAAAGGCGTGTCATCTACGTCGCCGTCTGAAATTTGTTCAAAACCTTGTATATTATCTAAAGCGGCGGCAAACTCGTCAGGGCTAATTTCTCCAAGACTAGCCCCAGGCCCCGTGCCTGCTACAGCACCAGTACCGGTTCCTGGCATGACTATCCTTTGCGGACCCGGCGGAAGCAGACTTGTGGGAACTAAGGTTGGGTACTTAGCCGGGTCCTGGTTTTGTTTTGGGTCTACTATAGCTCCTGGCCCTAGTAAACCTAAGCTCTGTACAGCGCTTGATACACTCATCTTATTTTCCTGGATGGCTGCCGTTGTGCATGTGCGAGAGTTTATCCACTTCCTTACGCACAGCTGCTAGCTCTGCTATTATACTAGCGGTTTCTCTAGCTTTTGATTCTCTCTCCTTGGGAGCTAACATATCAGATATTACCCGTAGCCTTTGCGTATGGTTTTGGATAGAAACTTCTTGAGAATCAGTTGTCTTATCTTGTTGACGTAGCCTGGACTCTATATCCGATAACTGCTCTATAACTGACTGCAACTTTGTCTTTACAATTACAAAGGCGGTTACTACACTGACCAACATACCTGCCAAGGTAAGTATCATTCTGGCGTCTAGTTCCATAGGGGAAATCTACCAAGAAGTAGGTAAGGGGTAAGGTTGGCTACAGTTACAGCTACTGCACTGGCAATTGTCGCACTTACAGGGAGAGTCGGAGTTGTTACAGTGGCACTGCTTAGCCTCGCACGAGCAGTCCATGCACTGGTTATTAGACTGTTCCATCTTTGCCCTTCTTTTTACTTTTAATTTCCAAGATTGTTTGATATATTCTGATAGACATCCATACAACTGTTAACAAGCTGGCCAATGCCGGTATCCACTCCATAACAGTTCCCAGAGCAACTGCCCCGGCAGCTATGTCCACTGGTGTTTTACTATCCATGCTGCTTACCAACCCTTTAAAAACTATAGACCACCGCCGATTAAGCCCAAGCCGGGTCGTGGATGTTGTGAAAGTGCCTTGTAAGTATCGCTAATAGGTTCTAGTTGTTTCAATGCTTCTCTCACCACTGCCGTATCAGTTCGTTTTTTAACAGGTATTTTATTCAAAAGTTTTCGCGTTTTATTTATCTTTTCCGTAGCATCGCTTTGATATTTTTTTAAATAGTTTAAATATTCTGGATCGTTTTTAACAGCCTTTTTATACTTAGCCCTGTCAATCACCACCCATTTGAACTTACCTGGCCCCTGCTTTTTATACCGTAACCCCATATTCTTCAACGATGCTGTTACATGGGTATTTTCACCCGGACCTCCAATCATTTGCTCATCACCAAAGGCGGAGCTAACGCTTCCCCATTCCCATTCAGGTTTACCAGTGGAATCAAGAACTACCTTACCATTTCTAATCTTCTTCACCCACTTTGGTAGCACTTTTGTATATATCATTTTATTCGCTTCACCGCCTGTTTCTACTTCTCTGACTAGCTTGTGAAGCTCTTCCGGTGTAGTTGGAGCAACGCCTTTATTCTTACTTAATACGTCTTTCCAATATTCATCTTTCTGTTTGTTTGTTCCGCCGTGCCATGCCTTTGCTGTTTTTTCCAAGTTGCCGCCTCTGGTTTTTAATTCACGTTCCCAAGCTTCTTTGAACAGTTTAGGGTAGTGTATTTTATGTTGTTCCAAGGGTATAAAACCTGCTCCTCCTAGACCCATTCCTGGTTTAACAGGTTCTAACCTTTCAAACATATTTTTTATATCGCGAAGGCCGAGGACTTCTATTAATCCTCCGAGTCCTTCAGATTCTTCAACCGGCTTGAGTAGACCTTCAGTCGCTAGCCTCTCCTGCTCTCTCCTGTGCGCTATCTCCCTGTGTTCACTTTGTAAACCAGGTTGTTTAAGCAGTGGACTTGGTTCAGGAGGTCTTGGATACTCCATCTGTCTAAGCGACATGGGCCGCTCAGGAGGTCTTGGATACTCCATCTGTCTAAGCGGTACAAGTCGTTTAGGTAGTCCTGGTACAGGTTGATTGTTTAGTAAACCCATGCTACTCAATCCCACAATTACGCTTAAAACTGCTAACACTTTTAATTATCTTCCCCAACGCTCTTTCTTTACTTCTTCGTTATATTCTTCCGCCCCGCCTAGTAACCAGTTATATACCAAGGGTCCGACTAGAGGAACTGCCCTTGCGTTATACTTGTTTATTTCCTCACCTTTGATAACCGATGTCCCGGTATCTAAAGCGGCGTCTATTACATTAGTTGCGGGCATGATTACATCTATCGCCCAGTCTGTGAATTTACCGTCTTTGACATACTTCTCTATCCCGTAACGGTTAAAGCCGTAAACTCCTAACAAAGCCCATAGAGATTTTTCAGGTAGTTTGTCCAGTTCCGGGTCGCGTCCCATTAGCATGTCTTTAATAGCCCCCGTGCCAACATTAGCAGCGGATAAATAACCAGCTAGTAAACCAGCGTTTTTAATAGCCTTTGACTTACTACCCTCTTTCCACTCTTTCACCACGTTTCTTCTAACTACGTCATATTGTTTAAGCATAAATGATTTAAGAGCGTATAGTATCCTACCGTTTTTCATATCTATGTATTTCTGCGGCATCTCTAACAGGCTGATAGGTTGCATATCAGATAACTCGTTAAAGGCGTGGAACTTAACAAGCTCTGTGACTTTTCCACCCTTTTTAATATTTTTTAAATCTGCAACTAAATCGTCTATATCGTCTTTGTAAAACTTGCCCCACTTTTCCCTAAACGCTTTCTCTCCTTTTTCGCTTTTTACAAGATTAGCGTTTTTACGAAGCGCTGCGTTCATGCTTGTTTGTTTACCCAGCCTGTCAATGGCTCTAAAACCTGACCACTTAAACAAACCCCTTAACGCCTTAGTGGTCTTAGCTGAATCGGCAAATTCCTGACCTATATCGTCTAGTCCTACGTCCACCATCTTTACATTTTTAGTCCCAAACATAGATGCAATGGTATTTCTAAACCCGTGTAACGCGCCTGATACTCCTATGTCTCCTAACTGTGTAACTGCAGATACGGGATTAGCTATAGTTCCCATATAACCCAAGTCTCGTGCAGTACTTGTTACAGAACCTGGAATCTGCTCTCCGCCTTTTAAGCGGCTTTGTATCAGAGATATAAGCTCATTTTGTTTAGCTGAGCTTATGTTCTTCATTTCCCGGCTGAGAATATTTGATAATGTTTCGGGATCATAAGACCCAGACCACGGTTTAAGTACCTTTCCTGTTTTATCGGAAACCTTTTTACCCTTGTTAAAAAGTTTAGCCCTGGCAATATCGTTTACGGAGTTTCGCACGTACATTTGCAGAGCTTGTTCCGGACTGTCGTAAAATTCTAATATATTACTATTAACATCTTCAACTACTCTACTATGCTGTGCTTTGGCTCTGGGAACTTTTTCACCGTACCCCCTAATTACCTGGTCTACTAAAGTATCTCTTCGGTGCTTGGGTATATCTTTTATTGCCCCGTAACCTTTATCAGCCACTTCTTTCTGCAACCGCTTTATTATTTTGCTTTGCTCATCAGCACCCCAGTAATTTAATAGTTTTTCATAACTGCCCTTTTTAATTTTTCTGGGGAAGTGGTTTTTAATATAACCTACTTCTATGCCTTCATGTTTCATTTTATCGCGCAGCTTAGACGTAACTTCCAGAACAGTGTCAAATTGTTTTTGCATATCAGTTGACATCATTCTCCTGGCTTGTTCAAATCTACCATTGGCCAGGTGCATGGAGAGGGCTTCCTTAGTAGGGCCTTTAATCTCCTTTAGACTTTTTAAAAACGGTTCAACTTTTTCAATAGTTTTTGTAGTGTGAACACGGGTATCGAATTCAAACTGGCGAAGACGCCTTAGAATTGGTTCTGATATGTTTCCAATTCTTGTAGACAAGCTGCCAAAAAGTTCGTCTATTCCTTTAGAGTAAAACCTGGATACGGTTTGATCTTCCGCTGCATTGGTGAGGATTCTCTGCGCGGCTTTCTGAGATGCTGGGATGTGTATTTCTCTATTGGTTTTTTCCATTGCACGTTCAAGCGGCATACCACCCATGTTCAGCATGTCTCTTTTAGTTCCCGCTAACGCTTGATCCGCATCTACACCTGCCGCCATCTTACCTGCCATTATATGGTCTGCTTTGTCCATTATTTTATTAGCAGGTCTTTTACTCACCGCTGATACACCTTTGCCAAGGCCCAGTAGCACTCCTGTACCGCCAGCGGCTAAAGCTCCGGATGCAAGAGCCTTATCTATATCTACTTCTTCTCCAGCGGCTATATCGTCTGCTACGCTATAGCCAACACCTAAAGCTCCGCCCACTCCTGTCCTTGCCCCGAAACGTCCCAGTTGTTGTACTGGCGTTGCTCCTGCCTTGGCGGGTCCTAGAAAAGGTATATATGTAAAAGGGTCCGCTACAGTAGCTCCGCCTAATTGACCGGCAGTTCTGGCCACGCTATCTTGATCTGGATCAAAAAGTCTGCCGTACTTATCCAGTAGTTCTCTCTCCTTAGCTCTGCGTATCATGGAACGTCTGGTTCCGTAATCAGCTTCGTCAAAACCTTCCCCGTAGGATTCTTCAGGCGACTTATAGTCAAACACTTCATCGTTGGTGAACAGGTCAAATGTACCTATAGGCGCAAAAGATTCTAAAATATCTCCTATGTTTTGCGCAAGCGTGGGGGTTTCAGCTGAGCCGTACCAAAACTGTTCCCAAGAACTGTTACTACCGGTTTTGACAAATACTCCCTGGTCTGGTAAATACCTATCCCCTGGCTCCAGCCCGTTTTCTCCCAGCCTTGGATCGTTTTTTATATCCTTCTCTGTTAAGACAACGCCCATCTCTGTTTCTTCGTTTCCACTGCTAAACACTCGGTTTACAGTAGCGACGCCGTCTTTTATTTCATAGGTATCCCCCGGCTCTAGCCCCTTTTTCATAAGATCAGGGTTGGCTCTTAAATCAGCTAAGGTTAGGGTTTTTACTTCGCTCATTTTGTTACCACTATTTTAGTCCCAGGTGGAAGCGCCAGACCTTCTATAGGTGCATTGCTACTACTGCTGCTACCCACAGCTTGATTAGCTGCGTCTACTATGCTCATATCTGTACCGTTTGCTGCCGAGTCTCGTAAAATAGCTAACACACGGTCTGTCATTTCTTTTGATATTGCCTCGTTTTTACCCGCACCGATATAAGTACGCCAAGACCTATCGCCGCCTTTAATAGCTCCATCTTCTAATCCCGCTGCAATAGCATTTTGCACTCGCTCTATTGTAGCCTTGGTATTGGGCCACGTACTCATGGCAAGTCGTTCCCTAGCGATACTTAACCTTTGTTCCTCTGCTGCTATACGCTGTTCATTGGCAGCCCTTCTTAACGAAAGGTCTTCTCTTTTTAAACGCCGATCTGCTTCTAGGTTTTGCTGTTTTACAAGATTAGCATATACCGCTGCTTCGTCCTTTGTAACATCTAGGTTACCCATTATAAAGTCCTGTACAAGGGATACGTTATTTCTAGCACCCATTTTAGAAAGTATCTTGAAAAATCTATCCCATCCGCCAGACACGGGCTGAGAACCCATTATCTCTCCCGGCGCATTTGTCAACAACCCTGCTAAAATTGATCTTTCCCCGTGATCTGCTTTAGCATTGTTGCTAATGTCTCTTCCTTTATCTAAAGCTTCACTGACTATGGAGTCTTTTCTGTTTACAGTTACGGCTTCAGGAGGTGCGACTCTGGAAACTACGTCTCTGGGAGCTACAGGTTTAGCTTCATAAGCTGCGTTTTCTTTCATCAATTTTGCTTGGTCAAAAGCTCTTAATATAGCTTCCTCTTCCCGAATTGCTTCGTTAATAGAACTAGGGTCATATTCTCTCGTCCCTTTGGGCAGCAATTCTCCTAGTAATCCAAGTTTCACCCAGGCAGGTATTGTTCCTTCCGTTTCAGAGGGAGACGAAAATTTCTGAAATTCTTTCGCTCGCCTATGTTCTTCAATAATAGCTAGCTCTTTCCGCGTTGCTTCGTTAATAGAACTAGGGTCATGGTCTGTTGTTCCTTCAGGCAACAATGCCCCTGCTAATCCAAGTTTCGCCCAAGCGGGTATTCTTTCAGGTAAATCAGGCACAGTTTCTACCGTTACTCTCCCCGCACCTCCGGGAACTGGGTTATAAGTCGTAGTCCCTGGCATAAGAGAATAAGCATCGTGGATAACACTACGTGATTTTGCCATGATTCAGTAACCTTTTCACCTTAGACTAAACTTTTAATACTGGGTCCACGTACTGAAAACTTTGCAAGCAGGTTTGCAAGGTTTATAGCTTGCTTTTTATAATCGTCAGCTGTATTAACCTGGTAAGGAGAAGACACATTACCGCCCCAGCTACTACTGCCCCCTCTCATACCCAGATTAGTAAGACTTCCAAAACCTGCTCCTATTCCCCCCACTGGTTTAGGATCAATAGAGCCTAGTTTTGAAAATTCTCCCACGCTATCCATTAATTCTTTAGCTGTTTTTTTTCTGCTAAATTTCCACTCACCCGTGTCTGGGTCTTTACTACCTTCTATACCAGCATCGGTTAATTTCTGTAACTCTGAACCTTGATAATCTACAGCCATTGCTTCGTCAGCGGCTATGTCTCCAGAGCCGTATTCAGGCGCGTTTTCAAAAACATTTTCCAAAGCTTCTATTTGTTCTGGGTCTGTTATCCGCACTCTTCCCATGTTTTCAAAAGGATTTGAAAAACCTAGATTTTTAGAATTAAAAATATTGTTCATAAAGTCCATGATCTATACCCCCAACCTGCTATAGTTTACTCGGAGGTATCCGTCGCTTCCCTGTAGGACAGCCTCTGGCATAATCTTCATAGCCTGTTGAGCAATAACGCCAAACTCTATCTGATTACCCGCCAGTTCTCTACCCTTCTTGTTCCACTTCCAGGTATAGAGCTTAATACCATTGACAAGTTTGCCTACAAGTTTGATATCACTCTTGAGCCTAATGTCAGAGGCTCCAAATATAGGAGCAGCTGCCCCTACCAATCCAGCTATTTGAGTTGCTGTGCTAGGACCGCCAGGCATTACCTGAGAACCTGTACCTCGCATAGTCTGTTGCATCTGCGTAGAACTACCCAAACCGGCTAAGCCTCCTAACAAGTTAGCATAGGTGGTCAGCTGTGCTCTACGCGCTTCCTGCTCTTGCTGAGCCAGCCTAGCTGCGTCTTGCAGTAGCGCCGCATCTCTGGACTCATCTCTCTGCCCTATAGCCTCTCGCAGCGAGGGTTCAACCATTAAGGTTTGTAACTGGTTTTGAGCATGTCCTTGTACTCTACCTAAAGCGCCTATTCTTCGGTCTTCTGCCATTTGAAGAGACTTGGCCAACTGATCTTGGATTAAATCTTCTCTGCGTATTTGCTGATTAGCCGCAAGCTCTTCCAAAGCTGTGCTGCCCATTCCAAACTGACCTGCTTGCATAGCCTGTTGCTGAGCCAGTAGTTTATCTCGCTCTGTCAACTGTCTAGCTTGGTTTGCTATGGCCCCTGTACGGGCAAGGTGTAGCGGGTCTTGGAAAATATCACCCCTGGCCAGTTGCACATCTCTGTTGAAAAAGTCTTGATATGTAGGAGCAATTTGACCAGTAGCTGTTTGACTTAGCCCTGTGTATAGATCGTGAGCACGAGATGTTTCAGCTGCTTCCCCTGGAACTAAGCCATCTCTGTATAGATCAACAGCGGTTTGAAACTCGCCTTTTATCTGCGGTAGAAGTTCATCTATAAAAGGAACCACGGGAGCGTAAGGCTGTATCTCTGTAGAACCTTGAGTAGCCGATTGTTGCGGCGTATTTACAACTACGGGAGGGGGAGAACGAAATATACCACCCATCTTATAGCTCCTTGCGAATGGTTATAGTTTTAAAATCAAATCCTAAAGGTTCCATTACCTTTTCCCATCCCTTGCGACCTGTCATTTCAAAGAAGTCAAATCCTAAATTTTTATAGTATTTTTCCACAACTGGTACTATAACGGAAAAATCAAATTTACCAGATATTGCCTCTGCCGATATGCCTCTTGACCTGGGCATATATCCAAACCCTATTACAAAACTGCCTTTGATGTTTTCATCTTTATCCACGGAAATCCAGAAATCGCTTGTCTTATCTATAACTCTTTTTACTAAATCGTCTGCGTTATACAGGTCTTCGCACTTGCTCCTAGACACAGACTTTTCCATGTGGTTATAGCACTGAGCTAGTTTTTTCTTTAACAATTCACTATTAGGATTTACCAGTTTATAGCTTAGTCCAGCTACCAGCGGCGTTGTAAAAATATATTCCTTCTCCTCCACTGCCGGGATTCCAGTTACTGCCATCAGCATATCTTATATCTCCCTGCTGTGGATTATCAGGCTCTGCATTGCTTACGTCTAAGTGACCGTCGCGTACTAAGTCTAGAACGGTTCTAATCTCCATCAACATAGAGTCTAAAAAATGGGGTATTTCCTCTAGCTCTGTAGGACAAGTGGAGGGATCAAACCTGAGAAATTCCCTACTCATCTATCAGATACCACTTCCGATTCTATAGCATATCCTGATAATCTAAATTGAGAAGCAGTTTCGCTTTCTATTTTAATAGCAGCGTATCTACCTCTGACCCTACAGTCTACTTTATTATCTGTTCCTATATCGAAAGACACCGGAGTATTATATACAACTCCCGAATTAGGAGACAACTCTGCTCCTACGCTGATGCTAACGCTGCCTGTTCCTTCTATACGGGGATATACCCTGCTTATGCTTTTAATAGAATCTGTTCTCCCAGCGTTTAACCCTCTACGTTCCAGAGTAGTTGTAAAGTTTGCACCGTCAAAGGTAACTCCTGAATCTGCTAAGAAAAATTTATTATCAGAAGTACCACACATTAGTAAAGAATCAATAGAAGGGTTAAACTCTTGCTGACCCCAGTTCAGGGTATTTTGCTCCCACGCACCTGTAGAAGCTGCCCAGGTATTTGTCAAAGCCGGGTTTACCAACCCCTTTGCTATAAAACTTACACTTGGTAAATCTCTAGTAGCCCAGGTATTTTCCACGTAGTTCCAGATTAAAGCCGTGTCTGGATAACCACCCGTAGCTCCTGAAGCTGGGAAACAAATCCATACCTCGTTTTTAATCTTATTGTGAACTAGGAAAGTTTTATAATAGTAGGTAGAATCAATCTTGGAAAACAAAAATGTTTTCATCTGATCGTCTATTATACTTTTTATAGAGTTGCCGTTATGAATCACCACATCGTTTGTAGACATCATAACATGTTTGCCGTTTCCTAAGTCTACAATAGCATCTCTACTGAACAATCCTGTATCTTTAAAAACTTCTCTTATGTTAAACGTAAAAGCTCCACCTACATAGTTAAGAGAATACACACTATCCTCTTTATAAACCATTAACAAGTTTCCCAGTTGTAGAGCGTTTAGTATGTGTCCCTTAGTACCCATTAACGATGTTTCAGCGGCTTCAGAGGCAGCGGAGGAAGTTACCCAAGTGTTGCTACCGTTGTTATCTGCCCCCACAGGTATAGCATCGCTCCACCGTATGGTGAAAGGCTTTGACACCGCTGAACCGCTAGCGCTATCGGTAAGGTTTAAAGCCACTAAGTGGTTTCTAAAAGGTACAATTGCTTTACACTTTAAAGTGCTAGGCCAATTGGTAAGGTCAGTAAATTGCGTACCTCCCTGGGTAAAACTCTGAGGAGCGTCTATACCGTTACAGGCTATTAACACACCGCCCAGTGTACCGCCTTGCCAGTTGTTAGTTGTATTGGCTATGGTTGTATAAGCACCGGAAGATCGGGTAACGTCTGCGTGGGTAGTGCCGGTAATTTTGCGAAGACCTGTGGCAGTTCCATAAACCCATAGATCGTTACTACCCTGTAGCCAACTAGTAGCCCAGTAAGGATTATTACTGGAACCTGGGTCGCCAAAGATTTGTATATGGCCTAGTATTTTTCCAGCTTTACCGTCGATAAATCTTACATTGTTCCCGTAGCTGAAAAACGGCGACGGCATGTCATACGGAGACAGGTCAGAGTTTATGCTAAATCTCGGAGCCTGTCTACCGTTTATGTCAAATATTTCCTTGGCCATTAACCACCACCCGCTGACGTTTGCTCTTCCCAGCTAGTTGAATTAAACTGGTCTAGAGCGAGATAATCTTCTTCCTCTTCGTCTAGAAGATTACCGCCCGTTTCTTGGATAATGCAAAAATTTTCTATAACCCAGTTGGTAGGCATTATGCACCTCTACGGACAAGACTGCCGGGATCACCTTGCACAGTCATTTGCATAACTGTACCGCCATACCTGGCTGCTTCTTCTGCTGATTTTACATCGTCCATTGCTTTTTGATATATAGCCAAAAACCTTTGAGTCTGCTCTGTATCGTTTAGATAGATAGCTCCTTCCAAGCAAGAACCAAACAAGTACAAGTCTGGAAAAGAGTCCAGTATATTATTAGTAGTAACACTGTCTGATAAAGGTACTAGCTTACTATAGTAATATATTCCCAAGGTATAGGCAGAGTCAGGAGTAGGATATATTTTTATATCTTTTCCCAAGTTTGTATAAGCCCTGGGGTATCCGCTAGTGTAAGCTCCATACTCCCTACTACCTGACTCTGGAGAAAGATAGTTTAAAGCGTAGCTGTTAGTATCAGAAGTTTCGTAAGTAATGTTCCTTAGCTCTATTAAATCAGAGGGCAGGTTGTAGAAAGAAACATCTCCCGTTGTAGTAGTTTCTGCCCTTGTCATATTTACTCTAACACGTAGTTCTCTGTCAAGCCTATTCTCTGTTAAAGATATAAAATCAGGTATAACACTTGTTAAATCATCTCTGTTAAGATAATTAGCTACACTTGTTTTTATCTCTGAATACGTTGAAAGACTCATCAGATATTACTTTCATGTGTCCGTAGAAATCTATACTCTGGATCATTGAGAAGTTTTTTAATCTTGGGCCAGTGATCTTTATTCATCATATCTATGCCGTATTCTTTTCTCCACTTTTCTACTATGACCAGGGGAATGCTTGCAACTTTACGCATACCTGTCTCACGGGTCTCTACCCCGCCGTGGATATAGTCCTTGTTAAACTCCTTCTTATTGAGTTCTATAAGAGGTTCAATATCCTGAACGGAGTGCTGGATTATTTTATCCTCGCTCGCGTCATAGGTAGATTTACGTTTAATAGGGGAAGAATCCGACATCTTAGTACTTCTTCTTTTTTTTCGTACGGTTTTTCTTAGGCATATTGTGTTCCTTCTTAGTGGGGAGAGCGGTTAAGCCCTCCCCGTGTTAAGAATAGAATTAGCTTAGGTCGTATACAGCGCCCAGAGCCTTTTCATTATCCACCTGAAGGGTGTACTCAACGATAATCGCTCGCTGCTCACCGTCAGACGTGGAAGCTACCTCGCGTTGGAAGAACGGACGCAGATAGGCCAGTTTATAATACTCTGGATCAACCAGCCAACAATCCCTAGAACGCTGGAAGCGGTTAGGGACAACAGCCATTTCTCCAAAGTCACTGACATAAACGTCCATACCACCGATGATGCGTTGGTCAGCTACATCGTTAAAGTTGGAAACGCCTGAAGCTCCGCCTACGCCTACAAAGCTAGAAAAAGTCTGCTTCTGAGCGGGAGCCATCATAATGTACTTAACATCAGCCCCGTTGTTATAGGCTAGGAGGATGGACGCTTTAAGCAGTGCTTCTGTAAAGGTACGCTGCGTACCGTCCGTGCGAGCAGCACCGGCACCGCCAGAACCAGCCGCCGTACCACCACTGCCAACGCTGGCATTGGTCGTTACCCAGGAAGTCAGGCTACCAAGCTTACGCACCGTGGAATCAGCTGACATGGCGGTTTTGGCGGTGTTGGCACCTACCAAAGTTGTTTCCATATCGCGCTTCAGTTCTTTAGCACGCTTGGACATTTGATAGGCCAGTTCTTCCTTACGACCTGCCTTGGATACTGCATCTAGCGTACCAGAAACAAGCGTAGTTTTCAAACTAATCTGACAAATGTTGCCCAGACGAGTTGTAGCCGAGGGTTCGGCAGCGGTAAGGGTTTGACCCTCCTCGTTATAGTTAGTAGCGACGGCAGCTGCAAGAGCGTCTGTCTGCCACTCGTGGTTTACTGCGATAGCATCCGTGCGACCACCCATTGACATAAAAGGCGTGTCGGTTGGGGAGATATCGTAAATCACATTTTCCAAGTCTTCGCGAAGACCAGCTGCGGAATATGTGACATATACTCCGGTAGGTTGTGCCATGGTATTTTTTCCTTATTTGAAAGTTAAGACTCTAGTAAGTCCAGAAAAACACTTGCGGCATCTCGTTGACTACCTGTTTTTGACAATCTCTCTCGCTTAGCTTGGATACTCTTCCTAGTTTTCTGAGCTTTTGTCTTGGGAGTTCCAGCTTTAACAACCTTTGGAACAGTTTTGGATTTCTTAGTGGAAGCCGTTTTAATGCCCTTATCTGCCATCATAGCTTTGTGCAGGACTAGGACAACTCTGTGATCGGTTATTCCATCTACATCCTCTGGAGAGAATCCCATACCTAGAGTATATTCTCTGATATCGTTTCTCACAGTTGAAGAAGGATCAGCATATTCTGGAAGTTTTTCAGCTAAAGTTTCTGCTTCCTTTTGTAGCTTTTCTTGTAAAAAACTTTTAGAATCTTCTATTGCTTTTTCCTGTACTCTAGATTTTTCTAATTCTATAGAGTGTATTCTATCTTTAGCATCTTGAAGCTCTAACCGTTTTTCCATATATTCCATCGGGTCTTCTTGTTTAAGAGATGCCCAATCAATATTTTTAAAACGCTCTAGACTTGCATTTTGCTGTTTAGATAGAGATTCTAAAGCCTCTGCATACTGTCCTCGTTCACTTTGAACTGCTTCTAGATTAGCTTCGTAAGCCTTTCTCTGTTCCGCTAGAGATTGCGATTTACGGGTATAATCTGCTTGCCGCTGGTATCCGTTTCGTAGCTCTTCCAGAGTAACCTCGTGCTCTTCACCGTCTAGCTTAACGGTGTAAACACTCTCGGTTTCCGAATCGGCTATTTCATCTTCTACCTCTTCTACTTCGTCCTCCAACTGGTCTTCGTCTACAGCTTCTAACTCTTCCACTGCTTCTTCCGCTTCTTCGGTTTCTTCCTGTAACTGAGAAACCAGTTCAGCTTCTGACTGCGCCGTGTCTTCGGGTTTTTCGATTGCTTGTTCTGGATTGGTGTCTTTTTCACTTCCAAACATAACATCGAACATGTTAAGCTGTGGCGTGTTGACTTCCCCTTGGGGATTGGTCTGAGCCTCACTCATTTTAAATAACCTCTTAATTGTTTATAATTTTATCGTTGTGAATAATTGCTCCTAGTTCTTCAGATATAGATCGCAGAGCATCTAGTTTCATCCAGCATAGTTCTCGTTCACTAACTGTTTCGGCTATAGTCCATTGAGATATTAAGCCTTGTTTTAAGTTTTCTAAAACTTCTTTAAACACTTCGTTGTTTATAATAGCTCTAGCTTCGTTGGCTTTTTCTCTGGAGTTCAAGACCTATTTACCGTTGTGTTTAGAACTGCCGTAGATTTCACCCTTGGCAAACCTGTTGCCTGAAGGTTTAGGAGGAACAGCGGGGGAGTTACCTCCCTTGGGTGGTACTGCTCTGTTACCTACTTTTCCTACGACGTGTCCTGCATAACTTTTAGGCATCTTAGTCTCCTTATGTTTTTATGATAAAGTTAATAGGCTGAGCTTTAAGCACGGCAGAGCCGGAAGCTGCACTGGCAGTTATAGCCGTCCCTAGAGAAAACCCGGTTCCTACTCCTACGGGGAAAAATGTTCTAAAGTCCGGGACTTTAAAGTTAGAACCAGACGTTCCAAACACGGTTCCGATAACTGCATATAGCGCAGAATAGGTAGAGGTAGAGTAGTCACCGCCGTTGCACAGTAGCCAATCTTTAACACCGCTGATTGTCTCTGTTGTGGGTACGGTGTTAGAGGCAAACATGCAAACAGTGCCTGTTTCAAAACCTAGCTTATTCATCTGAGCAGAGGTTTGAGTCACTGCCGTGGTGGATAAGTTTGGAAACTGAGTTTTTAAAACAGACTTGATAAGCCTGAGATGATCGTCACCCTCAGATATATTATCGCTAGCTGCCGGGTTTGCTGTGTTTAGCTGGCTAATATAGCTAGCAGATTCTACAGTCATTTGTCTAGTCCTTTTCCTATTGTAACACTATTAAAGTGACATGTCAAGGGCATTCATCCAATCCGTTCCCCAGGTAATCGGACACATTCTATCTTTATGGTCAGGCGGTGTAATTAATAGGTGAAACTCTTTATTAGGTAGGAGATATAGATGTATCAAACCGCCGTCAGCGTCTATTCCCATACCTATGCGAGTAGCCTCTTCTGATTTTAAAAATCTTTCAGTCTGTTCCCTGTCAAAACAGGGTATAAATCCCGATTGCTGCGCTAAAGCACTTGTACTGATAAAAATAGCAAAGGTAAACGCAGCTAGCCCTATGGATTTATTTAACCATTTACGATAAGTCATGGTCAACTCTTAGTTTACCGACTGTTTCGGCACGACTTCGGAAGTAACATTTTCTTCAACGTCTTTGATACTTTCAATTAATTTATTTGTAAAGTGATTTAAAGATACCTGAAGCTGGTCTAGGTTAAACCTGGCCTGAGAGGCTTTCGCTTGTAAGTCTCTTACTTGAGAAATCATGTAATTTTGCTCTTGGTTTAAATCATCTGGTGAATAATCAGTTCCGTTAATTTTGATTATGTTATTTTCACTAACCATATTAGCTCTCCTCTTATCTTAACAGAAATGTCATTCAGGCTTTGGGTATGCATCCTTAACGGCTTTAATAGCAGCTTGGAACTCATCACCACCTTGACCAGCGTGGTAGATCATGTCTAGCTGGTCGCCAATTGAGGGATAATTTCTACGCCGTTTATCCGCATACGTTTCTTTAAAAGAATCAAGCCTCTTATCGTGTTCATCTTGGTTGTAGGTTAATGTTTTGTCTGCATTAACCGTTATTAAGTCGTACTGGATTTCGTCAACTTCTCCAGTGTAAGTAAGGGTACTAGTAAAGGATTCATCGCTATTTTCTTTAGCTAGTACATCCTCTATACCTGGGCCTTTTACAAAACTCCATCCATCTCCAACCTTATAGACGCCGAGCGTTTCTGTACTCATCACTTGACTCCTATGACGTAAAATGCAGAAAAACTAACTTTAGGTAAGACATATCTCAAGGAACTGGAGGCAGCCTTCCCAACCCAATGCCCTACCGTTGTGGTAATAGAATCAGTCCAAACATGATTTTGAATCGTTTGTTCAGAACCACCAAGCCCGAATACTTCAGTGATAGTTATAAATTCGTCGCTACCCCAATTATCTCCGAAATATCCAGTTCCCGAATCAGGGCTGTACGCAGTCACTGTGACCGCTTCATGGTCCTCAAGTCGGAGATAATACCCTTGAGATGTAGATACTGTACCACCGGATGTGTTTGTGTATATACCGATGCCATAGTTTGCGGAAGACACACCGGCATTTACACCAATACATTTGATATACTTATACCCGTCACAATCAATATATGTGGATGTAGATGGCGACGTTGACGAATGGATAATGTCGTAATCAACTCCACCACCGCCGCCAGCAGCTTCCCAAGCAACCCCTGAACCCGTGCTGGTTAGAACCTCACCATCGCTGCCTTGTGCGCCGTTGACTTTGAAATTGTCGGCATCCAAGTATCCGGTGACTTCTACGCCACCTGTCACTGTTTCTAATTTTTTTGCAGCGTCGTAGTATAGCTCGACCGCGCCATTTTCAACGGCACCCAACATAGTTTCTCCAGTTGCCCGTCCTTGCAAATAGAGATTAGTTCCTTGGATATATAGATTCCCGCTACCACCTTCCTGAATGTATGAGTGTTCTGGCGCGTGATAAAGCACGAGGTCGCCGTCGGTGCCGAGTTGCAATTGTGCGTTGTCTGGGAACCTAAGGTCGTCAGTACCTGTGGGGATACTAAAAACTGTTTCGTCGGCATCGTTCTTAACGGTCAGGTCTGATGTCGATCCTTGACCGGTTAATATGAGTCCTTCCGTAGCAGTGTAACCTACTGCTGCGTTGTCACCGGCAGCGGTATCTCCCGCTGGTTCAACCGTTCCAGTAGCCGCTACATCTCCAGTTACACTAACACCAGTAGAAGTTGTTTCAAATTTTTTGACATTATCGTGGTAGAGATCAATAGACCCATCTTTTGTGTACGAAAGACCTGTTTCACCACTGGGACTGCCTATGTTAGCAAACGTGTCACCTTGAATGTATAATCCACCTGTTCCCTGATCGATAATGTAAGAGTTGTTCCCGTCATGGACTAGTCTTAAATCCGATCCGCCGCCGAATTGCAGTTGGGCGCTGTCTGGAAAAATCACATCATCCGTGCCAGTCGGTATGCTAAATACCGTTTCGTCGGCGTCGTTTTTAACGGTCAAGTCTGATGTGCTGCCCTGTCCGGTTAATATGAGTCCTTCCGTAGCAGTGTAACCTACTGCTGCGTTGTCACCGGCGGCAGTATCGCTAGTCGCATTAATTGTTCCGCCGCTAATGTCGCCAGTGGTTGTAATGTTTGACGATCCGTTGTCGATAGCGCCGAATCCACTGGTGATCGATCCAGCGTTAAGCGCGCCCGTGGTGACAATGTTACTGCTACCCGCAGCTGGTGCCGCCGCGATGTCGCTAAGCACTTCCGCCGCTGATCGGCCTTCAATAGCCGTACCATCGACTCGGAGAAAATCGTCGTCTGCTACACCGCTGGTGAACTTAGGAACATTGTTGTTTCCTATACCAGTGTCTAGCGTGGCTGTTGCTGTAATAGCCGTACCGTTAAGCGTCATTGCATCGGCTTCTAGAGTACCGTCGATATCAGCGTCACCTGATATATCCAGTGTTGTAGCGTCTAGTTCTCCAGCTACAGTTAGAACACCGCTGGTAAGAGTCAGAAGATCAGTGTCAGAAGTATGGCCTATAGTTGTACCATTAATAATAACATTATCAACTGTAAGAGTTGTAAGAGTTCCAAGAGAAGTAACATTACCTTGAGCAGCGGTAGAAAGAGTACCAGCAATTGTTCCGCCTGAAACATTGATACCAGCACTAAATACCGGTATTTGATTCATTGTGACAACACCACCGGAAGAAATAGCTATTGCATCCGTATCACTAGCAGAACCTATATTACCCGCATCGGGGATAACAATGTTACCGCCAGTGGTCATTAAACCACCGCCAGTATACGCACCGCTTACATCTACAGCACCGTTAATATCTATAGTAGTTGCGTTGATTTCAATTTCTGTATCTGAAACTAAGTCTAGAACACCGTCAGCACTTTGATGAATATACGTTCCCGAATCACCAAACTGTAGTTGTCTTGTACTGTTAAGTAGTAGACCGGTATCAGCAACGTGTGTTAAGGTAACGTCGCCGTCGTCGCCCAGGTGAATTACTGCGCTATCACTATCAAGATATAGATCATCTGTAAGTGTCAAGTCTGTAAACTGAGGGCTGTCTCCGGTTCCTACCCCTATGCTGGTTCGTAGAGTAGCTCCGCTTTCTGCTACTGGATCGGTCGATCCGTTACCCACTATCATCTGACCATCGGTTAGCACAGACATAGCTGTAACAGCGCCCGTGCCAGAGCCTAGAAGAACTCCGCCATCGGTTAAACTGGTAGCGCCTGTACCTCCGCTACTTACGGGAATAGTTCCGGTACTTACAGTGACACTTCCCGTGCTTTGGTCTACTGCCAAGGGAGATGTAGCTGTTAGAGAGGATACACCTAGCAAAGATGCTAGAGTATCTCTTCTAATTTTCTTAGTAGCGTTTGCACTGACATCTACCATGACAAACATGTCATCGTCAGCTAAAGCGTCTTCGCTAAGTTCCACTAGTTCAGTGATTTTCTTATTAGTAGCCATGTTGCTATTCCCTGTTGATTTTACCTAGCCTTCTAGCCAAGTAACATTAACCGTAGCAGTTCCACTAGCAGTAATAGCAGCTACTTCATCTCCCTCCACCACTGTAAATATTTCTGATTCTCCAACATTTAGCTGTACACCGTTGGCAACAGTGGCGGTGGGGTCAGCGCCTGGACCGATTTTAACATAGGCCAGAGCACTTGCCGAGATTCTTACCTTGGTAATCTGGGCAGGGCATCCTCCAGAGCGAGTCGCTCCGGAACTAGTAGTGGCGGACAAGTTTTCACTTGAATTTACTCTATAGTAGTTGTTTTGACGAGCCATTTTACCTTCCTCTACGCTTTGATGTTTTTATCAGAGTTCATTTCAAAACCTAGCTCTATACCTTTGAGCTTTAACTCTTCCTGTTTCATAGCCATTTCATGCTCAATTTCCATCCGTTCAAGCTCTAGCTTAGCTGCTTTAATTTCAAGTTCCTTAGCTTTAACCTGTGCTTCTAGCTTAGCGGCTTCGGCAACGGTTAGCTGAGCCTGGGCTTGAGCCTGTGCCAATTGTTCTCGCGGAGTCGGTCCCATGGGTTCTGTAGACGGCATAGTTACAAACTTGTCCACGTTTTTGATACCCATCTCGTCCGCTACTTCTCGCATCAGATTGTATATATTACCAGGCTGGACAATGCCCTGGGTTTGTTGAGCTACCTTTTCCATCAACACAGCGTAGTTGTTTAAGTTCTGTAGCCTTATGTCTTGGTCGCCGTAGCCTATGCCCACTTCTATATCTACGTCTAAGTCTTCGCGCCAGCTGGAGGGGTCTATGGCGTGGTAAGCGTTGTTAAGCCTTACAAGTTTTTCCCTATCTTCGTATCTTTGGATCAGGTTGTATATGGACTTGAACATGTTGCGAACACCTGTATCCGCAAATACCCTGGCTATAAGCTCTAATCTTCCCTGAGAATTTGTCAGAGCGGCGTTAGCTGCTCCCTGAGTTACGTGCGATTTAAGAACATCTGCCGATAACCCTTGAGTCTGAGGGTTTACCCCGGTGCGTCCTGACTTTATATCTTCCCAATAGGTTAACATTTGAAAAGCGGCTGGTTGTAGAGCCGGTGTCTGTATAGGTGTTAAAGCGCTGGGGCTACGGGTTCTGACTATACCGCCGGGGCGGTTGGTTAATAAATCGTCTACGTTAACCTGCCCCTCCACTATCTGGAACCTGCCGTTATTGGCTAGGTACATGTTATCTAATAGATTACGAGTCAGGGTAGATCTGACAAGTTGGATATCCTCCACTGTTTCGGCTACGCTTAAACCGTAAAACTTATGAGGAATAGGTATGGGGCATACGGTGCTAAAGGGGATGTAGTCAATGGGTTCAAGGTCAAGTATTTCTCCCCCGGAGTGGCATATTTTATGTAGAACGCTTACGCCGGAACCGTCTATGTCTAGTTTCATATACGATTCGTTTATCTCCACCAGAGCCTCGGACTCTGCACCGGCCTGGTTAGGGTAAGTGTCTGTAGCGTCGTAAGAGTGCCTGGCCATATACTCTTGACTAGTTGTAATGGCATCGGCTTCGGAGCCATAGCCGGGTAGTTCCTCTACAACGTCTGGGTCGTAGCCCATTTTAATCAAATCGCTCTTTGACTTGTGCGATCTGTGGCAGATAAACCTAGCATCTTCCAGGGTTTTAGCACCTCGGTTTATTAAAAACTCTTCCGGCGGTACGTTTTCTACGGTTACTTTACCGCTTATATCTGTACGGGCAAAGGTGACGTTGTGTAGAGATTCCTCTGCTTCCACTATCTCGCCTGTTGCTGGGTCTTGTACCTCTTGTACAGAGGTGATTTCCTCGTGTTCTACTATTTCTAAATCTTCTTCCTGCTCTAGCAGGGAAAATTCTTGCTCTGTAAGGTTCTGGTAACTCTCGCTAGTGGTCTTTTCTACCTCTTCCCAGTAGTGCTTGACAACGCCTACTTTCTGCATTAAAGCGTCTAAGAACATATTATAAAGTATCATAAAACCGTTGTTCTGTTTATAGAACACGTGATTCACATACTTAGTAGCCTGTTCTGCCGCTTCCTCGTCTTCTGGCCCTTCAGGGACAAAGCGTACTACGCTATCTCCCCCGGTGAAGATACGCATCAGGCTAGGCATCATCCACATCAGAGTGTCTTGTACATCGGTTATAACAACTTGAGAGCGCCCGTCTTCCTCGTTACCAAACGGCTCGCCGTAGAAATACTCCATGGCCTTAGCCTGTTGAGCGCTTATCTCGGAATCTATATAGTCCGAGCTACCGTTGATTTCACCTTCTACTAGAGATATAATTTCTTGATCGTCTAGTTCTCTAGCCATTATTTACTCACTTTCTTGAACTTTTCAAAAGTTCTAAGACCGCCTAATCCTAGAATACCCATCAGAACAGGCATCATCTGGCTCATATCCATAGCAGGTAGGTCGATCAGGTGACCCGTCTGAGCTAGGATAAACTGTAGCATAGGCGTCATAACATAAGTCCAGGCCAGGGCTAGTCCGCAAGACCATCCGATAAACGGTCGCCAGCCAGCGACAAACACGCTTCTATGCGCTGCTTCTTGTTTGTTAATATCCAGCTGCGCCAGGTCAATCTTTGCAAGGTGCGTTGCCAGTTGCTGCTCTATCTGCCTCTCTGCCTTTGCCCGTTCTTCTTTGTTTTCGGGCAGAAACCTGCCTATTATATCTGTAACGGCTGGTAGCAAGGCTGGAATAAGGGCTTGTATCACTATACTATCCCTGCGTTTGAATATTGTATTTCTTTATCAAAACCGTACTTGCGATATAGGGTTTTTGTTTTCATACGTTCTCCAAAGCGTTCCACGCTTAGAGCGCCGTATCTCATTGCACTTAATAGGTCGTCTTTGATTGGGACCACTTTACCGTTTTTTCGATGGTAGAGGCGCATTTCTTCAAGAGTCTCAACACAGGATTTAAAAATATATAAACGACCAGTTTCCATACGTTGCAGGAGGATACTAATACCCGCTTCCACAGAGTTGTTTCCATTTAATGCTCCATCCACTGGAGGGTTTTTAAAATGCTCAGACAACATGTACACGCCTAAGTCTCTATACTGCTGAGCCAGTTGTATGCCAGAGCCTTTATCGTGCTGTAACCCGTCGTGGGGAAAAGCCACTGGTATACCAGGTGTTCTAGCGTTTAAGGCTGATGCGTGGGTTATAGGCGTTTCCTTGCTTCTTCGGTATTCGTCGTAAATGTACATTACATCGTCGTCTGGGTCCAGCGCTGCCCAGCTGATAGCTGTGGGGTGGTCAAAGCCAAAGTCTATACCTGCTATTCTTAGATAGTGCTCTGGCAGGTCAAAGTCTTCGCATATTACGTCATCTTCGGAAACCGGGTATACTAAGCCACTGCCAAAGACTGGTATTCCTTTGCTCCTCATGTCGCGCTCGGCTGGGCTGTAGACTGCTAATAGCTGTTCCTTTGTACTTTCGTCTAAATGTTCTACATCGTCCCAGGTGGCTGTTGTTAGGCTTTGGCCCGGTTTTAAATCGTTTAGAAAGCTGCTTACTACGTGGGTCATTCCCCTTTCCGGGGTGAATGTCATGTATACTATTCCGTTTGTGTCCGCTGTTCGGGTTATACATTGAGAGAAAATTTCTTGTTTAGGTTCTTCGTCGAGCCAGACAACGTCTATAGCCTCCCCCATGAATTTTTCAAAGCCCTGTTCATAGGCTTTAAAGTTGATTTGCGAGTTCCCACCGGATTTATGCCTTATCAAGGCTGAAGAGTGAGCGTTGGGAACGCCGGGTTTTCTAATGGTTTCTACTATTTTGCTTAGCGGTATAGCTCCTGTACCCTTTTTATCCGGGTCTTGTGGGTTGCCAAATAGTTCCTTCTGTATGATATCTCTGGTAGTATCGTTAGACTCTCCCGCTGCCCAGGCTCTGACAGGTTTTTTAAACTTGCGCCCCTCCCACCAGCTGGGGTATTCTCCGGTCAGGTGATAGGCCGTTTCAGCCGCTCCGCAATAGGTTTTACCTACTCTGTTAGCTGCCATCAGGATACGTTGAGGACAATCCTCACCTTCCCGGTGAAAGTTGCTCTGGTACTTGTAAGGGGAGTAGCGCATAAGCCGCGTAGTGTCCCAGCGGCGCTGCTTCTCCTTTAACAGCTTTAAAACATCCTCTTTACTTTTTACCACTGCTGCCGCCGCTTAGCTTTACCACGTTGGAGAGCATTGCTATTTGCTCGTCCAGTTCTTCGTCGCTTAGCTCTGTAACTTCTTTAATAGTGGTTTCCTGCTTATGCACGGCGTCGTAGCCTGCTCTGCTTAGTATGTCTCTGGCCGCGTTTAGCTTGACATTTTCCGACTCGGCAGAGCGCATCAAAGTTTCCAACACTGATAAAGCCAAAGTAGCTGTCTCGCTAACCTTTTGCTGTATGCGTTTTTCTATATGCTTCCAGAGGTGGCGCTGTAGACGCTTGGAGCGGTTGGCGGGGCTGGAGCGGTTGGCTGTGTATCCGGCTTGGAAGAACGCCTCTATAGGCTCTAAGTGGTTATCCACCAGGTTGATTACAAAGTTATACTCTTTTTCGGTCAGTTCTGCTTCTAAGGGTTTAGGCTCTTCCAGGCTGGCATATAGCCCGGTTTGAGGATGTTGCTTGCCCCGTCCCATTAATGTTCCCCTATTGTGATGGTGATAAGCTATTATACTACTTTATTACTAAGTTGTCAAGTCTAAGTTTTTCAGCTTTTCTCCAAAAATGGACAAGGAGGACAATCACTACTGGGCACACCGTGGGGGGTCGAACGCATTGCACACACCATTGCACACACCATTGCACACACCATTGCACACACCATTGCACACACCATTGCACACACCATTGCACACACCATTGCA